ATAAAGAATTAAATAGTGCTATGTTATGTTATGTTATGTTATGTTATGTTATGTTATGTTATGTTATGTTATGTTATGTTATGTTAATCTCGTGATGTTAATCTCGACGAGATTTTAATTAGGGAGAGAAAACCTCTCCCCATAAGTTTACATTCAGTAACCTAACCACACCAGAAACTCGCCAGTGTCAACGCGGAAGGGAACGGTCCCGTAGTCGGTGCGGAAGTCGTCCCAGCAGCAGTGATCCTTTGCTGCCTGGCAAGCGGTGCTCCAGCGGATGGTGCCATTCTCAGGGTTGGTGGCATTCCAGAGGATCTGTGGAAAGGATGGGCGCATTGTGGGGGATCTGAGAGGGGTCTGAGAGAGTGATGGGGGGACCCCATAGGGTCCCCGTGGGGATCAGAAGCGAACTACCCAGTTCGGATCGGTGAGGCAGTTGACCCAGGCGCACCAGGTGCCATTGCTGCTCACGCAAAAAAGGTCATTACCCTGGCGCTGCTCAACCACCACCACGGGGTCGCCTGCCATTTGGTTTGCCAGGCGGTTCATCGCCTTGCTGCTGATAGGGGTTAGGGTCAGGTTCACGGGGTTGCTCCCTTGAGTACTTAAAAAGTCTACCATACGGTGGGACCCCGTAGGGTCCCCGTGGGGATCAGGCGAAGAGGTTGCCTGCGTCATCGATTCCAGCACCAGCGCGGCGCTCATCAACCCAGCGGCGGCGCTGGATGCCCTGCGACATTGGAGGGAAGGAGCGGGTGCGATCCGCCAGGCGGCAGGCAAGGGGGGTGGCAGCAGCATGGTAACGGGCGGATCCGCCCCATCCGATGTAGGTGGAACCGTGAGCGGAACCGCAGCAGCAGTGGTGGGAGGTGGGGGTCATGGGTTAAATCCGTTTGGGACTTGCTAAGTGTAGGGTATCGGTGGGGGTTTGTGAACCCCCCTGGTGTGCGCTTCAGCGATTGGCACGACGGCGGCGGAGTTCGTCACCGTAGGTGTGTGCCTCATCGTCGTAGCGACCCTCAGTGATGGGGTTCCACCCGCGCATTGCCTCAGCAGCAGCGCGGGCATCGCGGGCGCTCCAGAGCAGCGCGGCATCAGTCATCCCCTTGGCACGCTCCTCCCAGCGGGCGAAGTCGGTGGCGGTGGCGTAGGTTGCGATCATGGTCCGGTGGTGTGAACTGCAGACACTGTAAGGGGTCTGGTGGGCACCTGCGGGTGCCCTTGTGCCAGGGGTTAAAGTGTCACAGGCATCCTTGACTGTTCACCACACCGTATGCTAGTTCAAAACCTGTAGCAGTGGGATACAGTCCCAGGTAGAGTCTGCCGAGACCCAGACCCAGCAGTTCGTCGCCGTTGGTTGCCTTGGTGTCCACACCCAGGTAGAGCAGGTGCTGGATGCTGGCGGGAGTCTGGAGGATCATGGTAGGGTGTGTGTCGTTGTCTTTATCAGTATAAGACCCAGGTGGGGGGAAGGTGGCGGGGTCTTGTGCCACCTTCTGGATTGTCTCAGACCAGTTGAGAAGGAGAACCGCAGGAGCGGTAAAAGTCTACCATGCGTTGTGCTTCTTCTTTTGTGGTGAAGGATTGTGTTCTCCACTCGCACTGATTGTAAGGGGATTGATACTTGATCTGGAAACCGATTGAGTTAATTTGATTCTGATTGTTCATTGTTTTAGAATTAATGAATGTGTGAATCTAGATGTGATCTAGTTTGATTGATGCGTGCATCTCGAAGAGAATTGATGCACGCATCTCGACTAATCTTGACTCATTCTCCGAATTCTCCGAGCAGTTGATCTACAGGCACCTCCAGAAGTGCTGCCAGTTCTTCATCACTCATGAAGGTGATGTCTGTCAGTGGGTGCTCGTCGATCTGGGCGGTGGTGGTGAAGTGGTCCATCGTGGTGATGTGAACTGAGACAATCATACCATAATTGGGGGGGGGGTGTGTGGTGGTGAGGAGGTAGGTAGTGGCGCATTGTGCCACTTATTAAAGTGTCCACTGTTCGGGGGGGGTACGGGGGATGTGCTAGGATGGAGGTAGAACCTATTGTCAGTGAAGTTTTGTGACAGGTTCCCTCCCCTCCCCCTGGCGTGCTAGGATGGAGGTAGAACCTATGCCCAGTTACAAAACACTAAAAAAAGGGGGCAGTGTGCCCCCGATGTGGTAGGATCAAAGACCGTCGTGCCACTTGGTGCCGAAGGCACTCATCATTTCATCGTCGGACGGTTCCCAGTTCTGGGATTCTTCATTCCAAACCTCTTCAATGGTTCCCCATTGAGACTCTGGGACGATCAGACCTGAGACCTTCTCAAACCAGTCGCAGGCATCCTCCCAGTCGCATCCAGGATGCTCCCGAACGAACTCACGGATGCCAGGCAGGTCGAGGGTGATAGTGGTGTTGTCCATCGTGGTGGTTTGAACTGATCTAAGATTAATCGATCAGGAGACCGTTTCCAGTCCCCTTGTGCATCTTAACAAACTGTCACAACATCTCAATCAGGTGCATCATTGTTGTGATCTGTACGGGAGTCTGCCAGGGTAGGACATCCTCCAACATGTTACCATTGGGGCGTAAGATCGCAACCTCAAAGGTATCCTGACCAATCCTACCATGGAGTCCAGAATTTTCTGGACCTGCTACCACTGAGATGGTCCAATCATTCTCAAAGGTGTGGCGTGCTTTTGTTGCACCTTTGAGAGCGTGATCCCCAAAGGTCAGAGCGGAGAAGTTCATGGAGTGGTGGTTTGAACTGATCTAAGATTAATCGATCAGGAGACCGTTTCCAGTCCCCTTGTGCCAGCGGTCAAACCGTCCACCTTGGCGGTTTATGGGTCGGTGGTGCAGGTAGACTATGGGGACAATCGAAAGAGGGCGGGGGTACGCCTTATGATGAAATGGTCGCCACGCCCCCTGCCATAAAATAATGGCAAAAAAAGTATAAAGAAAGGGGGCGAATGTTGCCCCCTTAAATGTTACTTATCAATCAAAGATCAGGTCAGCGATGTCATTCAAACGGCGCTCCTGTTCGCGCTGTTCCCATTGTGCCAGCGGGATCAAGTTATGCCCCTGAATGATAGTTTTATCACCGAAGCGATGGAAGGTTTTGCCGATACAATCCTCCATCATAATGTCTTCAATCAGGTTGCCAGTGATAGCAGCAACAAAGGTGCCACCATAGGGACCTTTAGCATAGGAGAGAATCTGAATCGCTTGATCGATTGTCATGTCTGTGTCGTTCTTTGACTCTTTAATAATCCCATAAATCGGTGCAGATCTCAAGGGGTCTTGTGCCAGAGATTTGACTGGCACAAGGTATAAAGTATCACCAGAGAATCATACCAGTGGTGAACTTAACTGTGCCACTGTTAGTTGACACAAACCACTCTCCTTTCTTCTGGAATACTTTCGGCGCTTTTGATCATCTTAAATTATTCTGGTGGTGTTTGAGAGTTATTAACTTGTGCCTCCAAAAGTTTGTACCTTACACAAGTTTTAAGATCACCAATGAATAGGTTAATCTGATCTTGTGAAAGTGTCAGTGTTGAATTTTCTGAAATGAGTTGAGGTACAAGACTCTCAGTAATTTCGTCTGGAGATGTTGCATTAACGATGGCATCATTAGAGCGTAGAGTTTCAAACAAATCACCAAGTTCTAAATCAGTCATTACTTTTTCCTCAAATAATATATTTATTAATTGCCCACACTTGCTGGGTCAGCATTAAAGATCATCTCTGCTCGCTGCTCGTTGACTGTAGCAGAGGCGCTCTGGAGGGTATGGAACCCGATCCAGGTGGTGAGGGATAGGAAGGGCAGCGAGGGTCATTGTGGGGGGTTCTGGTGGTGGTTTGGAGAAGGGGGAGGGGTCAACCTCCCCCGTAGGGTCAACCGATCAGGGCAGCAGCAAGGCGGTCACGCTTGCGTATCTTGTTGGTGTGGATGAACCACAGATCCCGCTTACCGTTTCTACTGAGGGTTGCCCCAAGGATGCGATCCCTCTCCAGATCGACCATCAGGGCGTGGATGGTGCCCTTGTGGCGGCGGGGGTCCATCCCCATGCCTCGGACGATCTCAGAGCAGGTCTGGGGACCCTTCTGAATCAGGGTGCTGCGGATTCTGGTGCGGATCAGGGTGGTAATCATGGCGAGTGTGCCGTTGACTCCTGAAGTATAGGGTACGGGTTGGTGGTGGTGCGACCGCTTGTGTACCAGTGTGCGGAGTGTCCACTGGTGGGGGTTTATGGGCATCTGGTACCTGTAGACTATGGGGACAATCGAAAGAGGTGGGGGGTATCACCGTAGACGAAAAAGGTCGGTACCTAACCTGCCATAAAATAATGGCAAAAAAAGTATAAAGAAAGGGGGCGAATGTTGCCCCCTCTTTTATACTTTAGGATCAGACTTCGATCTGTTCAATGTCACCATGCTTCAGAGCACGGTTAAACAATTGACCCCAAGATGTCGCCGCTTTGTCTTCATCGTTGGAGAGAAGTGCAAACCAACGCTCACACTCTCCTTCATCCTCCCAAGCGTAGCGATAAACTTTATCGCTGCTGGTGAAAGTTACCAACAGATCGTAACAATCACCCTCGGCGCGGATGATAGAAAGGTGGGAGATGGCGCTGCTGGTGACTGCTGCGCTGATCGTGAAATCGGTTGCGGTTGCCATGGTGTCGGTGTGGTTGACCCTTAGATTCTACAGGCAGTATGGGGGGCATCCGCGCCCCCCGTGTGCAGGTTGTCAGACCGTCACAGTCTTTTTCTTACTGTAACCCGTAAACTGTTTGTTCCTCTTACGCGCATCAATCGCCTTCCGCCATGTAGACCCAGCAGGTTGATTACCGTGAACCAGAAGAGCAAACGGTTTGTCACCAAAACAGTGGGAATCATCGTGATCTACCTCCAAACCAAGTGCATCAGCGTCTGCATCATTCAAGACTACCTTACTATAACGGGGGAAGAATCCCTCGTCGATCATGTAGTCCCACTTGCCACCATAAGATGCGGTGAAGTAGAAGTTAGCGGGCAGATTCAGGTGCAGAAAGAGTTGCAAACTCTTAGAGTAGCAATAGAACTTAAGGTCAGGATTGCGCAGTGCGACTTCAATCCAAGCATCCAGATAGGCACCAGAGAAGAAGTCGCCAGACTCATGAATTCTCACTTTCTTAGTGTTGCGGGTGCGGTGGAATTGGATGCTGTTGTGAATAAGATCTGCAGCGATTCCGTTCTTGATTGCATCAACAATCATCTCCAGATTGCTGGCGCGGTTCTCAAAAACCTGGGTGTATTGTGCTTCAGAAGATGCAGCAAAGCAGCGAAACTCGGTGTGAGGACCGTCTTGAATCTTACGTTTGCCGTTAGAATCAACGACAGCGAAAGACTTACAAAACAATGCACCAGGGCAGGTTTTACCTGCGGGCAGGTTAAAGATTAGGGTATCCTTGGCGAGTTTGGCGTTGCCTTTAGAGAAGATCAGCATTGGTGTGGTGGTGTGGTTTGAACTGCAATCAGTATAGGGGCAGGGTGGGGACCCTTTCGAGTCCCCGTGGACACCTTGCGGATTGTCACACTGCCCAGAGGTTTGCTTCAATCAGACGATCAATCAGCACCTTGGCGACTGAACCGCAGTGCTCGCAATGCACTTCAATCTTGATAGTTTCGTGCAAAGACTTGCGAGCAGAAGGATGCTGGAAGGATACAAAGTGCCAGCGGTAGACACCACTCAGGGTTTTAAGATACTTGCGAAAGACTACATAATCGCCGTAGTCGGTTGTTTGTGCTTTCACCCAGTGGTAAATACCAACAAAGTGGCGGAAGTCGGGGGCAGTGCGATAGTGACCCTTTCTTGCGGCACGGGAATACTTTAGGGCATCAATAATACGCTCGGCACAATCATCGCGGAACAGTTTAGATGTAACTTCTAAGCAGATTGCATCGAGCGCTGCGATCTGTTCTCGGTTCAGGTACTCCAGTTGAGCAGGAGCGAAGAAGGGGGTGGTGGACATTGGATCAGATGGTGGGTTGAGTGCGGCGGCGGTGCGCCGTTGACGGAATGATGCCCTACCAGAACCGACCAGCACAACCACCTTTGTGCCACTGATCGAACTGGCACCAGAATCAGCACCAGGAGCATCCCCACACCTATACTTTAAGGACAATCAGATGAGGCAGGGGGTACTGCTGTAGACGAAGTACATACATCGACACTGCTCCTGCCTTGAAATAATAGTATTACAATCGGTTACAAAAAAGGGACTCAGCACCACCCGAGTCCCCGAAGCACCATCACCTATGCTAGAATTATCTGTTCTTCTTCGCGCTGGGTAACTTTATGTAAAGTCGGAGGCAAACCCCTTCCTCCTTTGATTATTGTAGTACCCAGTGTGGGTCGTTGTCAACCTGAACCCAGAAGTGGTTTTTGCCGTTGCGTGAGGTCAGAAACATCATACCATTCTTGTGCTGTTCAATGATGCAGGTCTCGTTGCTATCCATCAGGTTTGCAAAGCGGTTCTTTGCTTTCTTTGAGATGGGTTGAACTGTGATAGTAGACATGAATCTCGAACTCGATGAATGAAGTCTAGAGGAACATGTGTGAATCTCGACGACATCTTGTGACACTAGATGAACTGTCTGTGATCTCGTCGAGATTTGATTCAGAACTCGATAGTATCTGTTGATGATTTATCTGCGATCTCGTCGAGAATCTTAATGATCTCGTTACCTGTGCGACCCTTACGAAGCATTGAAATAAGAAGTGATATGTTCATGATCTAGTCGAGATGTGATTGATTGTTGGGTGATCTCATCGAGAACTTATGAACTCGACGAGATCTTGTGTGAATCTAGTCTAGATCAGACTAGGGTGAGAAGATCACTCCGCAGAGCGTTATTGACATAACGACCAACAGAGTCACCTTGGGAGATGGTGTTGGTCATTTCAGTTACGAAACGCTCAACATCAGCAACACCGTAGGTGTAGTCACGACCACCGTTGAAGGTGATGGTAACTTGACCGTTTTCCACATCGGAGATGTTCTCGATTGCAGAAGAAGTGAAAACAGGGAACATAATCAACTCAAGAAGTAAATGAACAATGGAGTCTTTAGGGCACTGCCTTTCCCATGTGTGTATTATTGCAGGGATCTCGAAGAAGATCAAGACCCCTGAGGACAGTTTAGTAACCGTCCATTGCATCCTCCAGGGCAACCAGAAGACCATCAAAGTCCTCCGATGCAGGCAGAACACTGGTGAGAGTGTACACCAGATCCTTACCATAATCTTCCGCGAGTTCCCTCAGGTACTCTTTGCGGTTGGCGTATCCGTTGTCAGTGTAGACAGACATGAGGTGTTGGGGTGAACAACAAAGGTAGTATGGCAGGAATCCCGAGGTTATTCAAGATCCCTTGTGCCACTAGGTCAACTGGTACTCTCTAGGAGTTCAGGGTAGTATTCTTCACATTCAGTGATCAATTCTTCATCAGAATACTTATCATAATTCTCATCCATCACATCGTAACACATTTGGAGCAAACATTTCAGATCCATACCATCGAGGATTGTCTGAATGAGTTGATCTTGAAGTTCAGTGCGGTTCATGATCAGTCCTTAAAGATAGCGTGGATCTTGTTACGAATGGCATAAACATCCTCTGGGTTGCACAGTTCGTCGTCCAGAGCATTGCCAATGAAGTTGTAGATCAGATCCCACTGATCTTCAGTGAACAGAGAGTGGTAGATGTTTTGTGAGGGAGTGTCAGGCATGAGGTGTCTCAGGAACAAATGTAGTATGGATCAAAATGGGGGACTTTGCAATCCCCCTTGTGACACTAGGTCAACTGTCACAGGCACTCACCGAGTTCTGTATCAATAGCATCCCAAATTGCCTGATAGATGAAATCGTAGTCTTGCAATTTGACTAACACATTCTCACAAACTGCATCTGGTTGTCTTACCTCATCACCATTATCATCATACTTTACAACATCTTCGCTAGTGTAAATCCAACCCGCACAAGGTGCATCTTTACCCTGCTCTTCAATAAGATTTTCTACGTACGCTTTGAGTGCTTCGAGTGAATAGAACTGATTTGCCATGATGTTAGTTAGTGAGGTGATTGACTTGTGCCACTTGTCAGACTGTCAGATAAGGAGTTCACGGTAAGTCATTTGCGATAAGGTGAGTTCCACCAACGAGTGTAGGATACCACAAGAATGATTGCAGTGGAGATGACACCGACTAGTCCAAGAACTGTCACACCATCACCAGCAAAACCATAAGTATCAGGCATCATCAGAAATCCCAGTCAGATTGAAGAAAAGCGTTAAAGGTTCGTTCATCATCTTCATCTTCATCTTCCTGAAGATCCATTGTCTCATAGATTTCATCAACGAAATCCATCATGGAAAACTCTTCATAATAATCATCGTAATCCATTGAAAACCTCCAAAATGATGTTAGATAAGGGTTTGATCCCTTGTGTGTATTGTAGGGGCATTCCAGGCGATCCTAGGTGCCCCTGAGACAGTTCTTATGCTGTCACATAGTTGGGGATGTCTACATGCTCCACTGGTGCATTGTATCCCATCTTATATGCTTTCCAGTTACCATTGAGATCGAACAGGTAAGCATACTCCTCACCACCTAGTTTTCCTGATACAAATTCATTAAAACTGGTGTGTTCAATATAAAGTTCTTCACCACGCTCAGTGTAATACAGTGGTTGAGGATCACGATCATTCTCTTGCATCATGAAACCTTCCGAGTCAAAAATATACTCTCCATTCTCATCTTTCAGAGAAGAACCATTGTTCCATGTACTACGAGTCCGAAGACATGACATCGAACCTCCATCAATCAGTTCTTTCACATCTTCTCGATTCTGATAATATTTTACCAGATACTTTCCATTGAAGTCAGGATATCCATCCCAATGACAATACACAGAAACGACAGAATGATTAGGCATTTCAATGCCAATTCGAGAACGAGTGCTCATGATGGTGTCAAGTGGTGAACTTGTTCAGTGTACTTCAGAACCTAATGGGGGGTGGTTCTGATGGTCCAGTTCGAAAACTGGAATAGGAGCAGGGAGACTTGAACTCCCACAGGATACAATCCCAACGGATTTTAAGTCCGGTGCGTCTACCGATTCCGCCATGCTCCCTTAGGAACCTTCAGATCTGTTATGATATGAAGGTGGTTGTCAACTCAAAGATCAAAGAACTTACATTCCCTTGCCTCTTCCTCAATCATCTCATGGTAATACTCCATGGTCTTGAATGAAAGTAACATGTTGTAAACCCAAAGTGAATCTAAACAATAAGACATCAGATCCTCATGGTCAATCATACAAACTCCTCAATAAAGTAATCAACTGTGATCTCATGATCTTTACAAAATTCCTCTACATCATCAGGTAACTCATTAATGATGTCACTAAATGCAAACTTCTCCCAAAGAGCATAATACTGTTCGGTTTTCATGGAGTGGTCTCTCCCGATGACTCAATCAATGTATCAGATTCTTATGGGTGAGTCAAGTGGTCGTAACCAATCTTCAAACTGTCCTCTTGATACCCAGTGATCATAAGGACTTATGGTTTCCTTCAGGGTTCTTTAGGATTCTTAATATAAAGTAATTTCCAAAGGGTGACAAGCACGATTATACACAGAATCCATAAGTGTGTCAAGACCTTGTAATATTTTGTAACAAAGCATAAAAAAGACCCAGATTTCTCTGGGTCATGATAGGATGTTTGATTCTTATGATTACCAGCGATCAGGACAAGAGAGATCTTCTACATAAGACTTCACACTTTCTGCAGGTTGAATGTCCAGTGTTTTCTCCCAATCAATCTGATGAGGATCAAAGTCTCCTAGAACTTCTATTTCTAGTGTTACGCGATACTTCTGTTTCTGTGTAAGCATGTAACTAGTTGCCATAAGAATCCCTCGAATGAACTTGTTGAATTTAACTATACATGAATCTCGATCACTTGTCAACATGAGAACGAGACACATCTCGAACTGTCACAACGAGATCGCATGAGTATATCTATGCGTCTCGACGAGATTTTATTACATTTTATGAATGAATGGGTGAATCTCGAAACATGTCTCGTCGAGATCTTATGATTGTATAATGATGCTGTGATATCTCGTCGAGAAAAAAGGAATCTCGGAGACCACTCACGATCTCGACGAGATTCCTCTCAACCCACATAAGAACTATAAGGTCTAGTCGAGATCCTGTCAAGGGATCTCGAAGGTCTCATTGATTAGGGATCTTTATGGTATTATGAGATCTTATGATATTTGGGGTTCTTATCTGATTAGCGATCCTTATGGAAATTTTTTCGGCGGCCCCTTGACAAAAAACTCAGCGCGTGTTATAATAAAACATCTAAGACCACA